CCTTCTGCTTATAAAGATTTAAATGGTATCTGTAATGAACTTGCTGGAACTACTGGCAAATCAGCAATTGACGCATTAAGGAGCATAGCCTCTTGACAACTACATTAACAGACTTAATCAATGAGGTGCAGATTAACCTTGCGGGTTATACCTACCAACAAGACAGAGCAACTCACTTAACCAGTGCTGTTACTACTACCACATCATCATCTACATCTCCTACTATCTTATCTTTAGGTTCAACTGAGAATCTAGGTAAAGGCGTAGTTGAGATTGATGAAGAGTTACTGTGGATTGATTCATTTGACCGTATTGCTAATACAGCAACTGTATCTCCATATGGTCGTGGTTATCTAGGTACTACTGCTGCTACACACACAGCAGATACTAAGGTTACTATCTCACCTACATTTCCACGTTATGTAATTAAGAAGGCTATCAACGATACTATCAATGCTGCTGGTTCTACTATCTTTGCTGCCAAAGTAACTACCTTTACATTTAATGCTGCTCAAACAACTTATGATTTTGATGGTTTAAATATTCAAAATATTCTTACAATTATGTGGCAATCAGTTGGTCCATCACAAGAATGGATTCCTGTTCGTCGCTGGTCTTGGGATTCTAAAGCAGATGCTACCGCATTTGGTGCTACTTCTCAAACAGTAACTATTGGAGATTATATTACTCCTGGTAGAACTGTTAAGGTTGTATATGCTACAGACCCAGAACCATTTACTACTAATGCTCAAGACTTCTCAACACAAACTGGTTTGCCAAACTCTTGCAAAGATGTAATTGTTCTTGGCGCTTCTTATCGTTTGCTTACCTACCTTGACCCTGCACGTGCTGCTCAAGTTAGCCCACAGGCAGATGAGACAGATAGCAAACGTCCTTATGGTGCTTCACAAACTGCAACAAAACAACTATATGCCCTATATACCCAACGCCTCAACGAGGAAACTCAGAGACAACAAACTCTGTATCCAATTCGAGTCCACTACAGCCGATAGGTAAATAAATGACAACACGCAAATACTCCTCACGCTCACAACAGACAACTCTGTCTGGAGCGTTAACCAACTCTGGTACTTCAGCAACTGTGGTGTCAGGAACTTCTTTACTAGGTGGCGCCACGATTACTGCTGGTGAAACCTTTACGGTGGTGATTGACCCAGATACAGCCCTTGAAGAAATTGTAGATGTAACGGCGGTCTCAACCAACACTCTTACTATTACTCGTGGTATCGATGGTTCTACTGGTGTAGCCCACTCTGCTGGTGCTGTAGTGCGCCATATGGCAATTGGTCGGGATTATCGTGAGGCTAATACCCACATTGAAAATACTACAACGGCACACGGAATTACTCTTGCTAACCTAGTCAAGACTACAGATACAGGCACAGTAACAAGCGGTATGATTCTTGATGGTACCATTGTTAATGCTGACATTAACGCAAGTGCTGCTATTGCAGATACTAAGTTAGCCACTATCTCAACTGCTTCTAAGGTATCTAACTCTGCTACTACTGCTACATCTGCTAACACAGCATCAGCCATTGTGGCCCGTGATGCTTCAGGTAACTTTACTGCAGGTACTATTACCGCTAACCTTACAGGTACTGCTAGCACAGCAACTGTTGCTACTACTGCTAATGCTTTAACTACAGCCCGTAACTTTCAACTGACTGGAGATGTAGAAGCATCTGCCGTATCCTTTGATGGTTCTGGCAACGTAAGCCTAACTACTGTTATTGGTACAGGCGCTATTGTTAACGCAGATGTTAATGCATCTGCTGGTATTACCTACAGCAAGTTAGCCCTAACTGGTGGAATAGTAAACACAGATATTTCCAATACTGCTGCCATCTCACTAGGTAAGTTAGCAACTGACCCACTAGCCCGTGCTAACCATACAGGTACACAGACAGCATCAACTATCTCTGACTTTGATACACAGGTTCGTACATCTCGCCTAGACCAAATGGCTGCGCCTACTGGCTCAGTATCTGCTAACAGCCAAAAGATTACTAATCTTGGTACACCTACATCTAATACAGATGCTTCAACCAAGGCTTATGTAGATACATCTATTGCTAACCTAATTAATGGTGCTCCCAGCACACTTGATACTCTTGATGAAATTGCTCAGGCATTAAATGACACAGCCAACTTTTCAGACACAGTAGTCCTAAAGGCTGGTTCTACAATGACTGGTGCTCTGACATTGTCAGGTGCTCCTACTGTAGACCTACACGCTGCTACTAAGTTATATGTAGACAACGTGGCTGGTTCTGCTACCGCTGCTGCAGCCTCCGCTGCTGCTGCTGCGACAACCTATGATAACTTTGACGATAGATACCTAGGCGCTAAGTCAACTGCTCCTACATTGGACAATGATGGCAACGCTCTCATTACTGGTGCTTTGTACTGGAACTCAGTATCTAATACTATGTTTGCCTGGTCAGGTTCTGCTTGGGGTTCTATTTCCTCAACTGCAGAAATCTATCGCTATAAGTATGTAGCATCTGGCGGAGAGACTTCAGTATCAGGTGCTGATGCTAATGGTCTAACACTTTCATACCTAGCAGGTAAAGAGCAGGTATATCTAAATGGTGTTCTATTAGTTCGTGGTACAGATTACACAGCATCTAATGGTTCGAGCATTACTGGACTTACTGCTCTTGCTGCATCTGACATATTAGAGATAATTACATTTACCGCATTTGATTTAGCAACATCAATCTCTAACGCATTGTTTGATGCTAAGGGTGATATACTAGTAGCAACTGCTGCTGATACACCAGGTAAGTTAACAGTAGGTGTGGATGGATATGTTCTAACTGCAGACTCAAGTACAGCAACTGGACTTAAGTGGGCAGCGGGACTTCCTTCACAGACTGGTAACTCAGGTAAGTATTTAACAACAGATGGTTCTGCAGCATCCTGGGGAGCCATCACAACAGACCCAACGCCAACCGTCTTTATGCTCGGTGGAATGTAACTAAGGAGAAAATAAATGCCAACAACTTATAAGGTCCTTGGGCAAGTAAACCCATCGGCAACAACAGCAACAACTCTATATACAGTACCCTCTGCTACGCAGACAGTAGTATCAACAATCTCAGTATGTAACCAAGCATCATCTGCTGCTACATACCGTATTGCAGTACGTGTGGCTGGCTCTGCATTATCTGCAGAAGAGTACATTGTGTACGGAGCAACAGTGGCTGCATCTGATTCAACATTCATTACAGTAGGCGTAACACTTGGTGCTACAGATGTACTTACAGTATATGCCTCATCTGCTAACCTATCATTCAACGCATTTGGAAGCGAGATTGCATAATGGCTACAAGTAACGTAAGTGCAATAGATAGAGAAGAATGGCAACTGATTGAAAGCAAGTCTGCCTCTGGAACAAGCGTAACATTTAATGCTTTTTCTGGATATAAACATTTATGGTTAACTGGTAAGGCTATAACTAAAAGTGGTGCCGACAACATTACAGTTAGACCTAACAATAATTCAACAGCAGGCAATTATGTTGCAGGAGCAGAAAATGGCACAGATACTAGATTTCTGATAAGCGGCTCTACTGCTGCTTCTCAAGCAACAAGTTTTAAAATTTACGATGTAGACAAAACTACACCTAAAAAAGTTTCTTGTAGTTATAATTATGCTGTTGCAGAAAATGAACACGATGCATTTGTTGACCCTGTTGCGGTTACTAGTCTTGTGGTAGTTACATATGGCGGCTCAGTAACATACACTGGCGGAACTTTCTACCTATACGGAATCGTGGCGTAAACTATGGCATCAGGTCGTCTCTCGAAAGTTAAAGGTAAGGTATTAGATATACCAAATCCGCCTACCATTGGTACGGCTACTGCTGGTGGAGCGTCTATATCTATTGCTTTTACTGCTGATTCATCTGGCAAAGGTGGACCAACTCGTTCTTATATTGCTAAATCTAATCCTGGTAATATAACCGCTACTGGCTCAACTAGCCCTATTAGCGTAACTGGATTAACTGTTGGAACTTCTTATACTGTCTCAGTTGCTGGTGTTAACCAAACTGGTAATAGTGAGTATAGTTCTGCAAGTAACTCTGCTGTTCCTGTATCAGATACCTCTTTTGATTCAATAGCGACAGTTACTGTTGGCTCAGGTGGTGCGGCTGATGTTACTTTTAGTTCAATACCGTCTACTTACAAACATTTACAAATTAGAGGTATAGCAAGAAAAAATGGTGCAAACAATGACACAGTAGGTGTACAAATGACTTTTAACGGAGATACTGCCTCATCATATAATGCGCACTTTTTACTAGGTGATGGCTCCAGTGCCGTTGGCTATACAACGGGTGCAAGTAGGGCCAATATTGATTCATTATATATGGCAGGCGGTGGTATGACAGCCAACGTCTTTGGTGCACAGGTAATTGATATCTTAGATTATGCCGATACAAGTAAATACAAATCAACAAGACAATTAAGCGGAGTAAGTAGTAACGCAGCATCAGCAATAGATTACATTTTGTTTGGTTCAGGTTTATGGCGTTCAACATCTGCTATTACTTCAATTACCTTAACTGGTAACAACTTTGTCCAGTACTCATCATTCGCCTTATACGGAATTAGGGGGGCATAACAATGGCCGCAGGCTCAACATATGAACCAATAGCAACAACTACTTTAAGTAGCGCCACGGCAACGGTTACATTTAGTTCAATAAGTGGTAGTTATACTGATTTAATTTTAGTATTTAATGGCAACTCAGATGTTTCTTCGGCTGCTTTTTATTACAGATTAAACTCTGATAGCACTTCTAATTACTCATCAACTGAGTTAAAAACTTTATTTAATGGCTCTCCTGTTTCAGGTAGATTCTCAAGTGTTTCATATATGTATGCGCTGGGTAACGGATTTGTAAATGATACAACTGTTATTACTCAATTTATGAACTATGCAAATACTACAACATATAAAACCGCCTTAACCCGTTGGAATAATTATGATGGTCGGGTTGCGACTTCAGTTGGCGTATGGCGCAAAACACCCGAAGCAATTAACACAATTGATATTTACTCGTTAAATATTTTTACAACAGGCTCAACCTTTACTCTCTACGGAATAGCGGCGGCATAATGGCAAATACATATAAATTAATTGAGGCTGTAACTTTAGGCAGTGATACTGCTACTGTAACTTTTAGTTCTATACCTTCAACCTATAAAGACTTGCAAATCTTAACATCTGTAAGAGTTGACAGAACAGGTACTTCTGTAAATATGGGTTTAAGATTTAATAGCAATAGTAGTAACTATACAAATTTTGCACTTGTTAGTTATGGAAATACTGCGGATAGATTATATAGTACTGCTTTAGACCAGTTTGGTTATTGGTATTCTCCTGGAAGTACTGCAACTGCAAGTACATTTTCAAATCAAAGTGTCTATATTCCAAACTATGCTGGTTCTAGGTCTAAATCTGTTTCAATTGATAGTACCAGCGAACATAATGGCACAGATACTAACTTGCTTATATTTTCTGGGTTATGGAATGATAGCGCAGCAATTACAAGTATTTCTTTAAGTAATTATCAAGGCAGCAATTTAAAAACAGGTTCAACCTTTTACCTATACGGAATCAAAAACTCATAACAACTAAGGAGAAACAATGCCAACTAAACTAATAATCAACTGTGAAACAGGAGAGCAAACTGAGGTGGAACTAACTGCCGAGGAAATTGCTCAAAGAGAAGCAGATGCTATCGCTTACGCTGCTCGCAAAGCAGAAGAAGATGCAGCAGAGCAAGCACGTCTTGCAGCAAAAGGAGCAGCAGAACAGAAACTGCTATCCCTAGGTTTAACAGCAGAAGAAGTAGCAGCCCTAACTAAGTAAGGACAACCAATGACTAAAGCAAGAGATATAGCGAGTGCAGCACCTGCACCCTCAACCGTATCAGCAACTGAGTTAGGGTATGTAGATGGTGTTACCTCTGCTATCCAGACACAGTTAGATGCAAAGACTGCAAAGTCTACCCTTACAACTACAGGTGATATTTACTATGCATCTAGTGCTAATACCCCTGCTAGATTAGGAATTGGTAGCACAGGAAATGTACTCACTGTGGCATCAGGTATCCCCAGTTGGGCTGCACCTGCAAGCAGTTTGCAAATTTTACAAATTGTGCAAGCCACTTATAATACAGAAACAGCAAGCACATCTGCAACGCTTGCTGATACTGGATTAACCGCAACAATAACACCATCATCAGCAAGTAATAAAATCTTAGTTTTATGCACTCAGGCTGGTCTTGGAAAAACTGCAACAAGCGCACTCGATAATGCTATTACAATACAATTAAATAGAGGCGGAAGTGATATTGCAAAAATTACTGGTTATGCTGCCTATACAGGCAGTAATTTAGAAGTAAATATCGGCAACACAAGCATAAATTATTTAGATGCTCCAGCCACCACATCAGCAACAACTTACAAAACTAGATTTAAGCGTGAAGGCACTGGCGGTAATGCTAAGGTGCAAATTGATAGTTCATTGTCTGTTATGACTTTATTAGAGATTACAGGAGTTTAATTATGGCAAAAGGTTCTGATGTATTGATGATGTTAATACCAAATGGCGGTTGGGTAATAACTGCTGATGATTTTGATTCCATCATTTATGATGAAGGAGTTTTACCAATTACAAAAAAACAATTTGATGATGGTTTTGCACAATTTGATTTATGGAAAGCAGAGCGAGATGCTACTAGGGTTCAGGCTAAAGCAGATTTACTTGACCGCTTAGGCATTACAGAAGAACAAGCAAAACTTTTACTTTCTTAATTAAGGAGCACTGTGGCTGGTCGTGATATAACCGAAGGTCGTGCCAATCAAGCAATTGCCGTTGATGTTGGTATTGTTTCTACAAGTACATACTGGCAGAATACATCTGATTCCTATGATGTAGCAGTTGGTGGACAACCATTCTTCTATGCCATAAATGATGCACGTCCTTACATCAGACAGACTGCTCCTTACAAAAAAGACCAGTTTGATAATGGTAAAGAGCCAGGTGAGCAATCACTTACTGGCTGGTGGTTACGTTCTCAATCATCATTCCACTCTGGTTCAGGTATTAAATTCTATGACCCATCTGCTGGTGAGACTGTTGACTATAGATTTACAGATAGCAAGGGTGTTAATGTTTGGACTAAGGGACAAGTAACCTTACTTAAAGACACCGCTACTACACACTATACAACTGGTGCAATTCAGACCAATGGTAAACCATTTCAGATTGCTCGTTCAATCCGATATGGCACAACTAATGGTGTATTACTTTGGGATGAGTACGATGTAGATAAGATTGCAGAAGATGGAACTGTTACACATTTCTTAGATTATGCAGCAGGAACTGATTATGCAGTTAATGCTATATGTGATGATGGTACTAATGCCTTTTGGATTACCAATATTGTTGCTAGCGGTACTCCAAGATTGCGTATATATAAAAAGTTATTAACTGGTGTTTCTGGTGCTGGTGATACCCTTATGATTACCGACAATGGTATTACTGTAAATACTGCTGTTATGGAATATGTTAAAGACCGCATTGTTATGGGTATTAACAATAAGATATATGAAATATCTTCATCTGCGTCTAGCCTTCCAAGCCCTGTGTACACACACAGCGATACCGATATTGTATTCTCAAGTATTACCGCTTCTGGTCCAGCCATTTACATAGCAGGTTATAGTGGCACCCAGTCAAGCATATTTAAATTTACTCTTAATACCTCTGGTGTTATGCCAACTCTTACTACTGCTATTACTGCAGCAGAGATGCCAGTTGGAGAGATTATCCATAAGATTTTTTACTACCTAGGTTATATGATGATAGGTACTAACAAAGGAATCCGTGCAGCAGTTGTCTCAGACCAAGACGGCTCCATTAACTATGGTCCACTTATTGTGGAAACCACTCAGCCTTGCTATGACTTTGCTGCACGAGACAGATTCATCTGGTGTGCAACTGGCGTAGATGGTGCAGCAGGAGTTCTCCGTATTGACCTTGGTAATGAGATAGAAACTCTACGCTTTGCTTACGCTAATGACTTATATGTCAGCGGTACATCAGGATATAGCACAGTAACCTGTGCATTTGCTGGTACAACAGACCGATTAGTATTTGCTACTACGGCAGTTAATGCTGGCTCAGTAAGCAACAAAGCACTCACATCTAACGTAGCAACCTTAACTACATCTGCAGCACACGGCTTAGCCGTTGATGATTCTGTATGGGTAGAAGGTGTCGACTCTACATTCAATGGTCAGTACACGGTTACTGGCGTGCCAACTACTACTACATTTACCTATGCTAAGACTGCCTCTAACGTAGCATCTACTGCCGTATCACCTGTTGGTAAGGTTAATAAGGTAGGTAGCATTAACATTGAAGCAAGTGCTACTCTAGCATCTACTGGCTTTATTACTAGCGGTTACATTCGCTATGGAACATTAGAGCCTAAGAACTTCAAGCGTTTACTTGCTCGTGGAGACTTTACTAAAGGCTCATTAGTACTTGAGACTGTAGATAAAGATGGTGTTGAGTATGACCATATCACCTACGAAGCAGGAGTAACTGCAGTTGAAGTAGGTACATCTAATCCTGATACAGCGCAAGAGTATGTAGCCTATAAGTTTATTCTTAATCGTGATGCTACAACTACTAGTGCGGGTCCTATATTTAAAGGCTATCAAGCCAAGGCTACTATTGCTACACCTCGCCAAAGAACTATGCAGTTTCCTGTTTACTGTTTTGATATTGAAACAGATAGATACAATGTGGTATCTGGTTATGAAGGTAAAGCATTGCAAAGATTGCAACTGCTAGAAAACGTAGAAGAAGGTGGCGATGTTGTTACTTTCCAAGACCTTACTACTGGCGAAAGTCGTCAAGTAGTTATTGAACAAATCTCATTTACACGTATGACCCCACCTGATAAAAGGTTTGATGGGTTTGGAGGCGTAATTCAGATTACGGTTAGGACCGTATAATGAGTAGCACAGATTGGGCTGGCTTAGCGGTAGCAGTCGCAACTATTGTAGCCAGTTTTGCTGGTTCAATTAGATGGTTAGTAAAACATTATCTGTCAGAACTTAAACCTGATGGCAACGGGGGACATAACTTAGAGGGACGCATTACCCGATTGGAAACCCGTATTGACCAAATTTATTTACTCATTAGTAATAGGGATTAGCCTACTCTTTATACCAACTCCTGCCAGTGCCGAAGATGTAATCATTAATCTTGATGCTACAACTGCCTATGTAGATGTAGTAGTTCAAGTAGATACAACAACAGCCTATACAATTACTACTACCACTGGACCACGATTTGAAGTGGTTGATTCACAAACAGTAGAGCGTGTGGCTTGGGTAGATTCTTGGATATGGTTATATCGTGGCGTTGCTGATAGCACTACCGTCAACCCTATTAGGGGAGATGATGATAGTAACCATTCTCAAAATAACTGGCTTGCATCTGCAATTAGTGGGACATTAAACGCTGATACTTATACAATTCGTGCTACTTCTTACAATTATGTAGTTGCTGGTCAAACACCAATAGGAACTTACACTTTAAGTAGCAACTTAATACCACCAGTAGTAGATACAAGTACTGTAGTGGTTGATACAAACACAGTAGTAGTTGATACAAACACTTCAACAGTTGATGGAACTACTGCAACAGTAGATACTAGTACACCTGTTGCACCACCTCCTGCGCCTGAGCCTCCCGCTCCCGCTCCAGAACCTCCTGCTATTATCTTTATTCCACCCGTTGTGGAACCAGAACCTCCAGTAGTGGTAGAAGAGCCACCCGCTGTAGAAGAACCGCCTATTGAAATAGAAGAGCCTCCTGTAGAGGCTGAGGAACCTCCTGATGTAGAAGAGGAAGCCCCAGTCCCAGTTGAGGAACCACCCGTTGAAGAAGAACTACCTATTGAAGAAGAAGAACTGCCTGCTGAAGAAGAACTAGAAGTTGCACAAGCAGATGAAGTTGATTTAGAAACTCTTGCACCTGAGACACCAGTTCAATTAGAGAATGGTGTAGTCCTTGAGGCTGGCACAGTAGTAGCCCTTCAATTATTAGAAAATCCTGCAGAGTTAATTGCAGCAATCTTTGATAATCCAGCAGAAGTATTTACTGCTCTTTCAAACATTGGTGCTGATATGTCTGAAGAAGAAAGAGAAGAATCAGAGAAAGTTATTATTGCATCTGTTATTGCTACTCAGGCTGCCGTTGGTGCAGCGACTATGGCAGCAAGTGGCACAACTAGAACATCTGCGCCTACTCCAAGTAGCCCAGCAGGTGGGCCTATGGCGGGTAATGATAAACCTAGAGCATCAAGAAGGAGAGCATCTTGAAAATATTAAAAGATATGATTGACCAATTATGGACACTGTTAGGTATGTTTATTGCCTGGGTTGTTCTTGATGGGTCCGCTAAAACAGTAGTTGGTTATGCGATTATTGGAACCTTGATTGCCTGGGCAGTTACCTATCCATTGCGTAAATCAAATGACGAGTAAAGCAGATAATCACTAAATAAAAACAAAGGAGAAATAAAATGGCAATAGGAAGACCAAAACCAAGAACAAGTGGCGGCATATATAACCCTGGTGGAGAAAATGTTGGTATAGTTTACAAGCCTCAAGGTGCAATGTATACTGGCAGTGGTAACATAAAGCCTAGAACTATTAAGCCTCAAGAATCAGAAGCGTCAAAACAAAGAAAGATAGAAGCCAAACGAGATGCGGACCTATGGCGACAAAGAGCCTATGAAAGGTCACTTGCTGAAAAAAAGAATAAGTGAAAGCAGATAACTTTCCAAAATGGTTTTATGACAATGCAACGGTCCAAGACTTCGAGAATGGACTAACAGAGTTTAAGGGCAAAAAGAATCTTAAGTTCTTGCAGATAGGTGTCTTTACTGGCAACGCATCTGCTTGGCTATTAGAAAATATTCTTACAGACCCAACATCATTACTTGTAGACATAGACCCTTGGTGTGGTAATTTGCAACACGAATCAATTTATGACTGGAATGATATACAACAAGCCTACAAAGAGCAGATAGAGCCACACGGTAAAAAGGTTCAAGCACATAAAGCATTTAGCGGAGATTGGTTAAAGAATAACCGTGAGGTTAAGTATGACTTTATCTATATTGATGGAGACCATCTACCAGAATCAGTTACTTTAGATGCTGACCTATCTTGGGACTTGCTTAAGTCTGGTGGCGTTATGGCATTTGATGATTATGAGTGGGACCATCCAGATGGTACAGATAAGAACCCTAAGCCAGCAATAGATGCGTGGCTAGCAAAACATAAAGATGATATTGAAATATTACGTATGGGATGGCAAGTATGGATAAGAAAGAAATAGATAACAATGAGATTGATTGGGAATACCAGAATAAATTAAGGCAACAATGGCTAATGGATAATCCAGAGGCTGAATATCAAGGCTGGATGTCAATTTAACAATAGATAAGGAAATAAAATGGCCTCACTTAACAATGTATTAATGCGTATCGTTGCTGTCTTTGCAGCATCTGGTCTGTCTGTAATTGGTGCTGGTGCTATCGCTGGCGTTGATACAATGACAGCAGTAACTGTGGCTGGTCTTACAGCAGTAGCAGCAGTAGTAGAGAAGTTAGCCCGTGCATTTATGGATGATGGCAGACTATCTCTTGATGAAATCAATGCCGCATTCTCAACCGTAGATAAAGGCGCAAAGACAGTTGCTGACACAGAGGTAGAGAATCGTCAGGCTGCAGATAAGCAAGCAAAGATTGACCCTAACTACAACTAAGGAGTAACAGTGGCTGAGAAGAATACAGTCGCAGCATTAGTTGAGGTTGCGAAGAATGAAGTAGGAACCATTGAAGGTCCTAAAGATAATCAAACCAAGTATGGAGCCTTTACTAAGGCAAACTTTCTACCTTGGTGTGGCTCATTTGTTATGTGGTGCGCTAATCAAGCGGGAGTAAAAGTACCTAATATGGTATCTACTGTTGCTGGTGCTGGTGCCTTTAAGAAGATGGGCGTCTGGACTGATGCTAAGAATGCTAAGCCAGTACCTGGCGATATTGCTTTCTTTGATTTCCCTGGAGATAATGTAGATAGAATCTCTCACGTTGGTATTGTAATTGAAAACAACGGAGATGGAACTGTTACTTGTATCGAGGGTAATACTGCTGGCAATGCTAGAGGAGACCAACGCAATGGTGGTGAAGTAGCAGTAAAGGTTCGTGGCTACATTAAAAATAAAAAGAAAGTTATGGTAAGCGTAGTTGGCTTTGGTCGTCCTAATTACACGGGTAACGAAGTTAATGTTGCTGTACCAGTATCAGATACACCAGAATTTCCTGGCACTATTAAGCCTGGAGATAGAAGCAATGGCGTAAAGATTGTACAGAAAGCCCTTGCTTTAAGTGCTGATGGAATCTACGGTCCAAAGACCAAGGCTGCTGTGGTTAAATTCCAAGACAATCACGACGGTATTGATTCCAATGGCATCATCGGTCCAAAAACTTGGGCTGAGTTAGTTAAGTTCCTCTAAGGAGAAAAAATGTTTGACAAAGAAAAAGTAAAACAAATTGCCCTCTCATACCTTCGTGCTGCTGCAGCATCTGCTGTTGCGCTATATACGGCAGGACAACGTGAGCCAAAGGTATTGGCAGCAGCATTCGTTGCAGGTCTAGTCGGACCTATCTTGAAGGCACTAGACAAGTCAGCGCCAGAGTTCGGACGCACAGAGAAGTAGCCCTAATCGGGCTTTAAAGGCCCTTTATAGACTATTTGACCCTTGAGGTATAGGTAATCCCTATATCTTGAGGGTCTTTTTGTCATTTCTTGGCGTGTCGTGTGGCTTCCATAAGTCAGGGTTGTGTGTATAATTATCTTATTAATATAATATAATTAATATAATATAGGGGCGGAGCCCCTTATATATAATATATAATTATAATATATATATCCTAATTAATATAATATTAGGTAGTCGTAGGTGTCGAGTACTCTCCTGTCCTCCACTGAAGACTACCTAACCTAACTACGACAGGAGTAAAAATGTTTAACTTATTTCGTTCACACAAGCAAGAGCACAATGGAATTGAAGCGTTTGCTAACGAACTTACCTATGCAATAGTTGATTTACGTAAAGACATAAAAGGTCTTCGTGAAGAGGTTGACTACTTAATTGAATTTTTAGGCGCAGATGATTAAACTTGATGGATATGAATTACCTGCTCACGTATCTTACTCAGCATTTACAACTTACCTAACTTGTGGTTATCAGTATTACTTAGGAAGATTATTACAAGTACCTGAAGAACCAAGTGTTTGGTCTGCTGGTGGACGAGCATTTCACTTAGCAACAGAATTATACGACCTAGAAAATGAATGAGTTATGGGTTAAGGCTTGGGAAATTGAAACCAAGGATATTGATTTAAGTACTGCTCGTGTTGCTGGGCGTTCAACTATTGCTAACCCAAACAAGGAAGATGCTGTTTGGTGGAATACACAGGGTTCCAAGTGGGTAGACAACTACATCTCTTGGCGCAAAAATAATAAAGACTGGAAGATATGGACCACCCCACAGGGTATCCGTGCTATCGAGTTGGAGTTAAATCCCATCATTGCTGACGTGCCAGTAAAGATGTTTATTGATAGGATATTTGAAGTTAACGGACAACTTGTGATTGTCGACTTGAAAACATCCTCACGTAAACCAATATCTGATTTACAACTTGGCTTTTATAAAGTTGGTGTAGAGATGATGCTTGGTGTTGAAGTCAATCTAGGTAACTACTGGATGTCTCGTGAGTCGGGGACAGGAGAGATGATTGACCTTAGTAGATATACAAAAGATATGCTGGAATACTTTGTCGATGGATTCGATAAGGCTAGGAAGGCAGGTATATTCTTACCAAACCTACAATCGTGCAGTTTCTGTGGACTCACAGAACACTGCCAATTTACGAAAGGCAAATAATGGCAATCGAAGATTGGAAACTACAGGTTTCCTACAAGTCTCCTAATGGAGATTTAATTAATGTTCGTGCTAATACATCTGACGAACTATCAGTACTGCTTGAAGGTGTTAGCGATTATGCTACACAGATTGCAGCAACTGGAAAGTTATTGGCAGGTGCTTACACTGCAGCCCCTTTGGGGACCACTGGTTCAACAGTAGGCACTATGCCCGCAGTTACCTCATCAATCGCCCCGACATCGGAAGCGTCGCCTACTTGCGTACACGGAAGTCGGAAATTCTTGAGTGGTATCAGCAAGAAAAACGGAAAACCGTACAAGATGTGGGTCTGCCCACAACCACAGGGAGCGGACCAGTGCACCCCAGTAAACGGCTAATTCAAGCCGAACTTTAAAATATTGGTAAGGGGATTCTCAATTTATGGGGAGACGGTTTAGAGTCTCCTTACCATTACTAGATAGGAGAGATTAATGCGAACCCTTGTTCGTGCTGTAGGTAGAACAGATATTGGTGGTGAACCACTACCTTCTGTGTTCAGAGCATTTGATAGTAATAAAATTATTTTACGTAGAGCAGAAGTATCTATGCTTGCTGGTACCCCTGGTGTCGGTAAGTCAACACTGGCTTTAGCCTTAGCATTAAAGATGAAAGTACCAAGCCTATATATATCAGCAGATACCAATGCTCATACTATGGCTATGCGTCTTGCCTCAATGATTTCAGGTAAGAATCAAACTGATGTAGAAGGTTTAATGAATACAGATTATGGGTGGACTAAGGCAACACTTGCTAAAGGTTCACACATTGTGTGGTCGTTTGAATCTAGTCCATCACTACAAGATATTGATGAAGAGGTTCAAGCCTTTGAAGAACTATGGGGTTGTCCTCCAGTTGCTATCTTTGTAGATAACTTAATGGATATTGCTACTGATGGTGGCGAAGAGTTCGCTTCAATGAGAGCGATTATGAAGGAGTTAAAGTATCTTGCTCGTGCAACTAATGCTGCTGTCATTATTTTACATCATACTTCTGAGGCTGTTAGTGGTGACCCTTGTCAGCCACGTTCCGCCCTTCAAGGAAAGGTGGCACAACTACCTGCTCTCATCTGTACTTTGGGTGTTGTTGGTACTTCTATGGCTGTTGCTCCTGTCAAAAATAGATACGGCAGAGCAGACGCTAACGCTAATTTACTGACGTGGTTAGCCTTTAATCCTGAGTATATGTTTATGGATGATATACCTGAGAACATATAATGATTGTTGACTTAAGTCAGGAAGAAGTACGTGTGTGCACTATGTTGGCTACTGAGCGTTGGCTTACAAAGTTTGGCTCGATTGACAAACCCAACTATGCCCAAGGCAAAGCAGATGGAAAACTGGAACACGAATTGCTATCTAATGTGCGGGCTAATGTTTGTGAATGGGCAGTAGCAAAGCAATACAACGCATCTTGGAATGTCCCTTGGTACCCCAATGGCCTACATACCAGACGTCAATCCTTGCCCGATGTTGGAGATAGGTTTGAGGTAAGGTCAGTGCGGACACAAACATCTATTCCTTTTTGGGAAAAGGATTTAAACAAATTGATTTTTGGGGCGAAGGTATTAGATACAGATTACTACTCAAAAGTTGAGGTATATGGATACGTTGCGCCTACCCAGTATATGAAGGACGAATGGTATGATTCCTATATTAATGGCTGGCGAGTGCCAGTCACTGAGTTCAAGGAGTAGTATGATACAAGAAGAAGATGATATGACTCAAGAGATACGACAACTTGTATTGCTTGAAGTTAATGCAGAGATACAAAACTTTATTAATAAGATTGAACAAGCAAAGATTAAACCTACAGATGAGTGGGGTGATGGTCTTAATCAAGGATTAGATTGGGCTATTAGAATTCTAAAGAAGGACAAGAGTGCATACTAGTGCCATCACAATCCCGTAAGCATAGAGGTTATCGTAGTCAAAAAGTTTTGGCTATGTACTTAGCGGAGAATGGATTTCCGTATGCCGAAAGCACGGGGGCAGGACGTAGTGGCTCTGATATAACTGGTTGTATTGGTGTTGATTGGGAAGTAAAAGCACGAACTGGGTTTAATCCATCTAGTGCTATTGCACAATTAAAGGAACGTGCAAAGAATGGAATTCTTGGGTTAGTTTGCCTAAGACTTAACGGACAGGGGGAACAGAAAATTAAAGATTGGGTTGTAGTCTTAAGACTTGAAGATGCAGTTAATCTGCTTAGAGAGGCAGGGTATGGTGATAAAAAATGATAACGACCTACCAAGTATCAGAGAAGTACTTACACACTACGGAGCACACATACGACAAACCTACGGGCAAGTTAATCTCAAGTGCCCATTCCACTCCGACACTCACCAGTCGGGAAGTGCTAATCTCAACAATAATATATTCATCTGTTTCGCCTGCGGAATGCAGGGTAACAGTTTGCAAATCATTAGTAAGCAAGAAGGGGTAAACATACGTGAAGCAAAGCATATTGCAGAAAGAATTACTGGGGAAGGCGACGGAAAGTTACGGAGCAAACATTTATCAGGCGGAAGACTACCTAAAAAACAGGGGAATTCCAGTGGAAATAGCACGGCTGGCGCAATTAGGCGTAGTAGAGGAACCTGAAGTTGGACACGAAGCATACAAAGGAAGACTATCCATACCGTATATTACCAAGACTGGCGTTGTCGATTTGCGTTTTCGGGCTCTTCATCCTGCTATTGAACCTAAGTATATGGGTTTAACTGGTGCTGAAACTAGAATGTACAACGTACTTGATATTGAAAAAGCAACAAACTTTATAGGAGTATGTGAAGGAGAACTAGACACCATCACTATGTCTATGTGTATAGGCATACCCTGCATTGGTGTTCCTGGTGCTAATAGTTGGAAGAAACATTACACAAGATTGTTAGCAGATTTTGAAAGAGTATTTGTTTTTGCAGACGGAGACCAACCAGGAACTGAGTTTGCTCGTAGTCTTGCTCGTGAATTACCAGTTACTATTGTTCAATTACCTGATGGGCACGACGTTAACTCAATGTTTGTACAAGAAGGTGCCAGTTATTTTCACAATAAGATAAATAATAAATGAACCTAGAAGACCAGCCACCTCATAATACTTGTAAGGAATGTGGTCAGGTCTTTGAAAGTTCCTTTGAATTGGTTGACCACTTGCTAGAGGACGACGAAGAGTTTGACCCATACCTAGTACTACCTAGCGGATATAGATTGATGCTTGGTTCAATGCTTAGATTTATTTATAACAACGCCAATAGTCCTGAACAAGTCAAGTTAATTACCCAGTCAACCTATGTAACTTTGTTTGCTTCAGAGAATGGCTATGAACCAATTGAAGAATTGATAGAAGAAATGGTGGTTAAGTCAGCATTAAAAGATTTTGATGATAGTCTTAAGACATTATTAGAAGAGGAAAAACCTACCAATGAAAGCGGAGAGTGAAGAGATATGGCAGATTATAACCCACTTGGAAAAACAAGGTTTCCAAATTTACTCGAAGGAGATTTACCAAAACACCTTGTTGTTAACACTAAAGATTCCCCTGCTCTTAACAAACAATTCAAGAAAGATGTAGAGGATACCTTTAATGAACTCGAAGAACTGCTCCTCAGCAAGCACCTTGATTACGGCCCGAAGAATATCAGCGAGTCACCTGGTGGACCTATCAATGGATTGCGAGTACGTATGCACGATAAACTTGCAAGGATTAATAACCTTGTTGACAACAGTAGAAACCCACAACACGAGTCCCTTGAAGACTCGTTCAAAGATATGGCTAACTACTCCATCATTGCTCTCTTAGTCTTAAGACGCCAATGGGATAGCAAAGAATGAAAGAACAGGAATTATTTGATTGGCTGAAGGCTGGTCATTACTCTGACTTAGAAAAATCTAGTAAAGAGTATGATGGTTTTGATTGCACAAGCGGTCATTATAAAATGTTTATTGAACTTAAGTCTAGGAATACTCACTATGATACTCTGCTACTGGAAAGAAAGAAGTTTGATTTTCTAGTCTTGACCGCAGATGTTCTTGGTTATACACCTTGGTATATAAACTCAACGCCTCTTGGTGTCTGGTCTTTTCCGCTTAAGACAGTAGTTAAAGATTTAGAATGGGTTGAGAAATGGTTACCTACTACCACTGAGTTTCAAGATAAATCAAAGACGACAAAGTTAGTTACTTTTTTACCACTAGAGTTAGGCATAAAATTATCGTGATGGATTGGAATAAAATTAAAGAATGGAATTATGTGATAGACGCTGTTGCTTCTGAGTATCACAAGAAATTTCAGATGGTTGAACTAAAAGATATTAAACAATCTTTATACCAATGGTTCTATGAACACCCCAACAAGGTAGAAGAGTGGGAAAAGATTGGCGACAAAGATGCAAAGAATTTAATCTATCGCTCTCTTCGCAACCACGCTTTAGACTATTGTCAGGAGTGGAAAGCCAACACAAGTGGCTACGAAACCAGTGATTTATACTACTATGAGGCTGGTTTGGTCGAGGCTCTGTTGCCTTCTGTCTTAAGGGGTGAGATAAATGTTGGACATAAATTAGATTTAGGTGGTGTCAAAGGAACCTCTGCTCCTGCTGAAGGTGGCAATCTTATGGCTATGATGATAGAGATTGATTATGCTTATTGGAAACTATCTAAGGAAGATAGAAAGATTTTATTCTTAAGACACGCAGAGTCATTAGAGTATAAGTTGATTGCCGATACTCTTGAATTGGGTTCAGAAGATACTGCACGTATGAGACAACGTCGTGCACTTAATAGATTAATTCGTAGGCTTGGTGGATTTAAACCTTACAATGATGTTGACCTAGAAAAGCATAATGAAAATCATAGTGACGGCGAAAAACAACCTGCTAAAACTGAAAGCAAAACTGAGTAGGTCTTTCATTTGTTATCCGTCTTATAGAAACCTGTGCCCTTGAATTGAACAGAGACAGAGTTGAAAACTCTTTCTGCTACATCACCACATACACATTTAACTTCGTGGCTTCGTTCATCTACACTTCTACTTAAGACATAAAGTGCTTGACATTGATTACATCTATATTCATAAGTTGGCATTACTCACACCCATCTATCTCTGTCGGAGCGGTGGCTATCGCCCCGCATTCATCACATACTTGGTCTAACAAATACATTCCCACCTGCCTAGTCTCGGTGTCCCACATTACTTTTAGGTTCCACATCTTTGACCCACAGATACATACAAATGCTGGTTCGCCTCTTAAGTCAAACATCAGTAATAATTATTCTTAATATGAAACCGCCAAGCAGAGCAGGGAGTTTTATACCTATGCTGGATATATTTATAAGTGTGTAGCAACTGTGTCATAGGGTCTTTACTTTTCTCCTTAAGACGTTGACCAATTCCATATGCACTTGAACCCAATTGGTTTTTTGCAAGGTGGTCATATTTTGCCTCCTTATAAAATATCTTATCAAGACAAGCCCACTCTTTATCTTTCCACCCATATCCAACCCAAGCAATCTTTTTAGCCAAGGCTTTGTTAGCCTTCTTCTGTTCCATTGTAGCCTTTGTAGGCTCAGGAGTGGGGGATTTGTGTGGTGCTGTTAGTTTTTGTATAGGGAAAAAAATTAGGGTGATGACTAACAAGGCCGTAGCCACCACCCGTTTTCTTATTAACTTGCTTCTCTTCTGAGCCTTCGTCTGTCGAACTCCGTTAGTCCGCCCCATATGCCAAACCTTTCGTTGTTGGTTATGGAATATTCAAGGCATTGGGTCTTAACATCACAAGCCCTGCATATTCTTTTTGCGTCCGCAGTTTTCTCACCCGCTTCAGGAAAGAAAATTACTGGGTCAACCTCAGCACACAAGGCTTTCTTAGTCCAGTCAGGTGGCAACAAGCCTATGTCTAGGCTCATTTAACCAACCTTAAAACATCTTTATTCTCCCATATCTCAAAGACTTTGCCATAGTCTAGGTCTTCTGTTCTTAAGACAGAATGAGATTGGTTAGTATACAGGAATTCATCTTGCTCTTCAACGGTAAGGCTCTGCCAATTTTCAGGCAATTCGATACCGTCGGGTAGATATATGTCAACAATCTTAGTGCCTTTGACATTGTAAATCACAGAGAATTGTTTCACTTCTTTAACCTCGCAATCATTTTATCTTCGCAGTCTGAGCAGGTGTAGGAATGATACTCGCTATAATCATACTCATACTTGCACTCTTTACATTTAACTATGTCTAACTCTATTCCACTTAAGGCGTAATTATCTCCCATTAAGTAGCGTGGTTCAGGCATTTTGCACCTGCTTTAGTATGGTTTGCTTTACCTCATAGGTTAGATACTTAGCCATATCAGGATTAGTTTCCTCTAGCATAATATTCTTGGCTATTTCTATTGCCTCTTCTTGATTTAAAGCAGAGACATAAATACCGCCATCATAACTGACCCTTACCTCATAGTCTTTATAATCGCTCACTTACTGTTCTCCAATTCTTTTTGTCTTTCCAACATCATATCCATATTGCAATCGTCGCATAATGGTTTGCTGTTGTATTGGTTATACCAGTCAGGATTTACTATTTCCCAACCACAGAATTGGCATATATCTTTAGTCATTTGTTTTCTCCTGTCAGTTCGACTAATCGTTCTGCTAATACTACTAGGCTTTGAAATAAATCCAAGCCCTCAATCTCTTGCTCCATATCCATTTCATTCTCCTGTCTTAAGACATCAATCGTTCTTGGATTTTGATTGCTGTTTGGTCATAACTTTCTGAGGCGTTTCCATCTGTCCCTTCAGTCCACACAATTCTTCTATGGTCTAGTCGAATTGTTGCACCAGTTCCGTATAGGCTCATCAAAAGACTTGCGCCCTCTGTATCTCTTACACTTGCTACGTATTGATTACTTGCGTCATACACTTTCCATTTAGGACTTGCTCCCATTTACTTTGTCTCCTGCTCTTTGTAGGTTAACTCATCTAAGTAGTGCTCTAGTGTCATAAAATCGTGCCCATCTTCGTTCCATTCAACCGCCCACTCAGGGGTTTTGCGAGAATTTATAATAGCACTATCTTCATCTTTCCAGTATAGTTCATAACCATTAAACTCGTCCCAAAATAATAAAACACTGTATTCTGTGTTTTCATATTTAAAATAAATATATCTTTTCCACGCAGTTTCTTCGTGTCTTACTCCAGTTATTTTTATATCTTTCGTTGCATTCATTTTGTTTTCTCCTGTCTTAAGTCGTTAGTTAACCATCTCACCAACGTGAAATGTATTTGAGTGATAAGAGATAAAGTCCTTGAAAGGTTTAGGTTGCCCATCAACTATCACAACTTTATTATCTAGGTCAATGATGGTGTGTTCATAACTTTCTTCACCACCGATTGCGTCAGCGTGTAGTCCATAGCCAGTTTCACTTGTCCAACTATCGCCGATTAATACGCTAACCATAATTCTAGTAGCGTATCCAATGTCGTCCCATCTTGGCTCAGCCATAGAAATTGCATAGGCTAAGTCTTGCATTTTACTATCTCCACCCCAGTGGGAATAAAGAGTTAAGTAATTATCCCCTTGCTTGAAGTGAAAGTTTGTTCTTGCTCCCATTATATTTCTCCTGTCTTAAGTAGTAATTAACCGTAAATTAACTTGCCAAAAATTGCATATTGCACAATGAAATCCCCAAAGCAAGCGTCATAATCCTCTGTATCCAGTGGATAACCACCGCAGTGGGTTTGCCCTGCCTTGATTGCCAGTTCATAACCACGTCTTAAGTCGTCAATCTCAACCACATAAGACTTCTCTTCTATGCTGTCATAAACTCTTACGGGTTGAGGGTTTGGCGTAATCTTGCCATCAACTCTTTTCCATAGGTCTATACCTTGGTAGTTTGGTTTGCGTAGTTTCCTGCACCAGTAATACATACCAGCACCGTCGCAACCCCATACCGCTTCCCATAATTCGCCAACTGTAAACGATTTGCTTACGCTTAGCGTCGAGCCTGTATCCATTTTTTCTCCTGTCTATTGCTTAGTAGAACGATAACACAATGGTGAACTGTGTCAAGCCAACTCGTTTGTGTTGTTTGCCTCACGTCTTAAGACGCACAACCCTTACACATACTAATTGGATAAAGACAATCACCACACACCACTTCTTTATAATCGCAGTGTCCAGTCCCGTCGTCTCCGTTCTCTTGATTATCTATTAACCACTCCTTTAGTGTTGACATTATTTACCCTCCCCTAAATAGCATTTGTCCATTGTTCCCCAGCAGTATCCATCTCCAACCCAATTTAAATGCGTTGCAATATAATAAACGCCAGCCAGTAATGCGCCCCAGAATACGAGGCGCACCACCTTTCTAACTTGGTAATAGGTTTTGCTTTTATGTCTTAAGTCGTTAGACATTTTCTTCCGCCTTTGTAATCTTTGTAATGGTTAATGCTTGACCGTTCTTCTCCAGCACTGAGGAAATTTCCTTAATGCTTTCCAGGCTGTCGGTAGTATTCAACCCGCAAAACCTTCCGCTCTTGCTGTAGATTTCATAAACGATTTTCATTTTTATATCCTTTCTTTTTGTCTTAAGAAAGAATTCATTATTAAATGCTTTTCTTCTGGAGCCACGTCTTGAATTGTTTCTCCCCAATTTTTAAAGCGTTTATATTCTTTAGGGCTGACGTAAATTGTAGGGCTCTCGCCGTCGTCGTATCCAGCAATGGCACCACGTCCAAGGTAGCCCTCTTCTGTCCAGCCTATAACCTGACCGCCTGCGGTTAGTCTTAACCAGCCCCGTCTAGGGTTTCCGCTTGCGTCGTTCGTCGTTGCTATTCTTACCAGCATTTTTTCTCCTGTCGTTCTGTCTTAAGTCGGGGAGAATTTCTCCCTAACCTTGTGCCCGTCTGGGGATTTGCACTCCCAGATTTTTCCACCTTGGCGGGCTGTTGTCAATTACCCTGCTGGGCTATTCGTCGCCTCCTTCTTCGGTTTCTAGGACGAATTCACTCTCACAGTTTTGGCAAACTGGGCGGGTGAGATTGTATGTCTTAAGACTTAAGCGGATTTTCTCACCGCATTGGCAGACGGCCACCTTGTTGTTTTTGTTTCTGCCTTTTGGCTTTTCGCTATCATTGACCGCAACTAACTTTAAAGCCTCGGCAATAATTCCAAATGCCTTTTCCCATCTTTTGATGCAACTGGCGGGCACTTTCGTGGTGCTCCAGCCGATACGCTTGGCCTGCTCAATTTCTAGGCCAAGACTTTCAGCGGTATTCTTGAAAGTTTTGTTGTGATAGCCCTCTTGGCTGACGCCATTTCTTCCCGCTTTTAAATCTAATGAGTGAGCGGTTTCGTGTAAAAGAGTTCCAAGGATTGCCTCTGCTCCCCTATCGAAAGAGGAGGCAGAAATAAAGATTTCGTGAAAATTCTCGCCCTCTGCTTTCCAAGGTGTCCAAGGTGTAAAAGACCCGTGAACTTTTGAAGAACGTCCAATTGAAATAACCGCCCTTGGTGCGTCGGTTTCTTTTTGGATTAAGGCGTGAGCCTCTTCAAGTGCTTTTACAATCACCGAAAGGTTTTCGGTTTTTGGTGCTTGGAAAATATCTCCAGCGGTTTTTGCTTTTGGTGCGGTTTTTGTTGCGGTTTTCATTTTCTTTCTTCTCCCGTCTTAAGAAGGAATTTCCCTCTTAATAACCTCAGCATATCCTACAATTGACCAATTGTGTAATTGTGTAGGTGAATTGCAGGTGAATTCTACCTGAGAATTATCTGAGAGATAATGTCAATTTGTCGACAATTAATAACCCCGCCGAATTGGAAGGGGGGATAGTCCAGCCTTAAATCAATCCAAGGAATTTATTTTTAAGCCCTTGGAAAATCCTTTTATTAAGTCTTAAGAAAAAAAAGATAACCCTAAACCTCAAGTAAAGGGTTAGACTTTTTCCAAACCGTTAGGTTTGCCATTTGACCCTAGGGTTATTTAATTTGCTTACTATAATATATATATACTTACCCTAAATTTTTCTGTTATATTCGCCCTAATATATGTATAATTCGGACATTATAAAAAATTATTAGGATTATCTGTTCGGTTTTAAAAAAAAAACAGGTTATCTATATATGTAAAGATAATATATATTATCTTAACGGAGTTGCCTCCGTTTGCTCTACGGCAACTCCTAATATATATAATAATAATATAATATATAGCAGAGGTCTACCGTTTTTAGGGACCGTTATTATACCGATTTAAAAGGGACACAGAGGGCAACTAAATGGGCAGAAAACCAGGGGTACAAAATATCCCAAAGGGCGAGGCTCAGAAGAAGGTTCTAGCCCTATTGGAACAAGGCTCCACAATTACCAACGCTATGTCAGCGGTAGGACGAAACGATGTCACCTTCCGCCAATGGTCGATGCAGGACCCTGAGTTCAAGGAAGCATCTGACAAAGCCCGTCTGGCAGGTAAAGGCTTCAAGGCCGACCTAGCCAACCTAAAGGACATCACCTACGAAGATTTCTGTAGTCAGTTCTTAGATACCCAGATATTCCCTCACCAGAAAAATTGGATTGAGTTGATAGAGGGTAAGGACCCATCTTGGATTCACCCCTCGATGGTTTACGAGAAAGCCTCAGACAAGCGCATCCTAATCAATGTGCCACCTGAGCACGCCAAGTCCACAACCATAACCTCAAATTATGTAACTTGGAAAATCGTAACCAATCCTAACTCACGGGTTATTATAGTTTCTAAAACTCAGAGTATGGCTCGAAAATTTTTGGGACAAATCAAGGACAGGTTGACCCACCCAAACTTTACCAAGTTGCATACCGCATTTGGTCCTAATGGTGGATACAAGTCTGACGCTACCCAATGGTCAGCAGATATGATTTATCTAGGCACAGGACGTGACTCTGGCGAGAAGGACCCTACGGTGCAGGCCCTAGGTATCGGTTCTCAGATTTACGGTGCTCGTGCCGACTTAATCGTTTTAGACGATGTGGTGATGAATGCAAATGCCCACGAGTGGGAGAAGCAAATTGAATGGCTTCAAAAAGAAGTCATCACCCGTTTGGGACGACACGGCAAGTTACTCATTGTAGGAACCCGTGTTGCCCCAATTGATTTATACAAGATGCTACGGGACGGTTCACAATGGACAGGTGGTAAATCTCCATTTACCTACTTTGCTTGTCCTGCAGTTTTAGAGTTTGACGAAAAGCCAGAAAATTGGAAAACGCTTTGGCCAAAAACCGATAGACCAGAAATTGAAATTGACGAGCCAGGCGAAGATGGATTATATGCAAAGTGGGATGGACCAGCCTTATTCACAAGGCGCTCAGAAGTTACCCCGTCCGTTTGGGCGATGGTATATCAGCAAGAAGATGTTGTCGAGAACTCCATATTTTCGCCGACCTGTGTCGCAGGTAGCGTTAATGGAATGCGAAAACGAGGACCTCTCAAGCCTGGAGTCCCAGGACATCCGAAGCATATTGAATCTGCATATACAGTTATTGGCCTCGACCCAGCGATGGCAGGAGCCACAGGAGCGGTAGTAATTACTTACAATCGCACTGACGGAAAAATTTATATTTTGGATTGTGTCAATATGACCGACACTACTCCACAAAGAATCAGAGACCTTATCGAAGAGTGGGTTATCAAGTACAAACCCCAAGAGATAAGAATTGAAATCAACGCACACCAGAAGGCTTACGCCTTGGATGATGATTTGAGAAACTGGCTAGGCCAATACGGTTGCCAACTCAACTCACACTTTACTGGTAAGAATAAATGGGACGCATCTTTCGGTGTGGCCTCTATGGCTATGCTGTTTGGTAATACCCGTGACTCACGGTTTCAAGATAACAATGTTATTGAACTTCCTTCTAACGAAGGCTCAGAAGGTCTTAAGACATTAGTTCAACAATTAATTACTTGGAAGCCAGATACTAGAAACCCTACAGATACCGTAATGGCTTTGTGGTTTGCTATTATCAAGGTAAGAGAATTAATGCAACAAACTTCAACCGCTTCTAAGTTCGCTAATAATCGTTGGGCAACTAAAGCACAAAGACAACAAAGACACTCAATCGACTTAAATGAAGCCTTCGCAGAACAATGGGCTGAAACATACAGTTAGGAAATAAATGGCTTTAGACATTAGACAAATCGCTGCACGAGTTGAATCACTCAAGTATCGTGCATCAGAGCGTGATGCTCGTGCTGGAGATGTACTTGCTGTACGTCAAGGCAAAATTGCCGACGTTTATCCTGACTTTTTTCCAGAGGGCGTAGATGTAAATGTCGTTGCAAATTTTATTGATATTGTTGCTAGGGACCTTTCCGAGGTTATGGCACCTCTGCCAGCAGTCAACTGTTCTGCGGCGAATTCTGTTTCTGACCGTGCCCGTGCTTTTGCTGATAAGCGCACTCGTGTCGCTTCTAATTATTTTAACCATTCTGACCTTGCGGTACAAATGTACTCAGGAGCAGATAGATATATAACTTATGGTTTCGCTGTGTTCGTAATTGAACTCGACGAAGAAAACCAAATGCCTCGCATCCGCATAGAAAACTCTAGGATGGCTTATCCCGAATTTGACCGCTATGGGCGCTGCATTGCATTTGCTAAGTTATATTCTCTAACATTGGGTGAATTGACTGCACAGTTCCCAGAGTATGAGCGTCAACTGCTTGGACCTATGGGTTATGACCAAGACCTAAATGGATTGATTGAGATTATACGTTACTACGATAAAGACCAATCAGTTATTTACGTACCACGTCGTGATAATTTAGTTTTATCAAAAGCCAAAAATCCAATCAATAAATTAATGATTGTGGTTGCCAAGAGACCAAATGTTGATGATGATATTCGTGGACAGTTTGATGATGTTCTTGGTATTCAATTGCTTCGCAATCGTTTTGCTATGCTTGCAATGGAAGCAGCAGAGAAATCTGTGCAGTCTCCAATTGTACTTCCTAGCGATGTAAATGAATTACAACTTGGTGGCGATGCGATTATCCGCACAGCCAATCCAGCAGGTGTACGTCGTGTAGAACTTACTCTTCCACAAGGTGCATTCACAGAGCAAACAATATTAAATCAAGAACTTCGTGTAGGCTCACGTTATCCTGAATCTCGTACAGGAAACATTGATGCTTCAATTGTAACTGGTCAGGGCGTACAGGCTTTGATGGGTGCATTTGATACACAGATTAAATCAGCACAAGCAATTTTTGCATCAGCCCTTCGTGAAGTAATCAGTATCTGTTTTGAGGTGGACGAAAAAGTATTCCCTGGCTCCAAAACTATACGTGGCGTAGATTCTGGCTCTCCATATGAGATTACCTACGAACCATCAAAAGACATCAAGGGCGACTACTCAGCCGATGTTCGATATGGAATGCTTGCAGGTTTAAATCCTGCCCAGGGATTAATCTTTATGCTACAAGCACTAGGTGGCGGACTTATCTCTAAGGATATGGCTATGCGTGAAATGCCATTCTCTGTTAACGTTGGACAAGAACAAGAGAAGATTGAAATTGAAAATATGCGTCAATCGTTGTTATCTTCAATTCAAGCATACAGCCAAGCAATTCCTGGTATGGCAGCACAGGGTCAAGACCCAAGTGACATTGTAAAGAAGATTGCAAACGTAATTAAACTAAGACAAAAAGGGACGACAATAGAGGAAGCAATTGCTGAGGTATTTGCACCAGCACCTGCTCCTGCACAACCACAGGTTCCTCCTGCTGGTCAGGCACAGATGGTTGAGCAAACGTCCCCTGCTCCCGAAGCCTCGCCAGTAGGAGGCGCTCTTCCACCACAGGAAGAAGCACCAGATATTCAAACAATTCTTTCAAGCCTTACCGCATCTGGTAAAGCAGGCGCAAGAGTCGTAACCAGAGGTTAACTAGGTGGGGGACAATGACAACTATAATTGGAATAGAGCACAAGGATAAATGTTTTTTAGTTGCTGATAGTCAGACAACTGATGCTGATGGTAAAATTTATTCTCATCCTGAAGTTAAAAAAATTACCGAGAATGGTTCATTTTTAATTGCAGGTTCTGGTGAAACATTAGCCTGTGATATAGCGCAACATATTTGGGAGTCACCAGTTCCTACAAAGCAAGACAGAGAAGACCTTTATCGTTTTATGATTACAAAGGCAATGCCATCTCTTCGTAAATGTATGACAGATAATGGCTACAATTTTGATGAAGATACAAAAGAAACTAGATTTCAATTTATAATGGCTGTTGGTGGAGAAATCTTTGATGTTGACCAAGAGTTATCTATAAGTAAATCTGCAGATGGAGTATACGCTGCAGGTTCGGGAGCAGCATATGCACTGGGTGCAATATATGCGGGAGCCGACGCTTACGAGGCAATGGAAATTGCATCTAAATTAACTGCATTTACTGCAGGCCCTTATATATCAAAAGAGCAACCAAAGAAAATTAAGTAGGAGGCACAGTGGCTGGCAACGAAAACAGTGGTGGTAACCGACCAGACTCTCCACAAAATAAATTTGGTGTGTCGGCAAATGGTGGCGCAGGCTCTAAAGATGGTCAACCAAATATGTATATACCAGATATGAAAAGTTTAGGTTCTACTGGAGTAGAAACTATGGCGCAACAAGGTGGAGCAAAATTGGCAAAAGCAGAAGGAACACCAGCACTTGATATGGGTGCTATCAGAACTTTATTAGATGATACTCAACGACCAATGGAGCCACAATCCGCTGGCGTAAACTTTGGACGTGGCGCAGGAGAAAGTGTATTACCAGCCTCGCTTCGCAATGATGAAAGATTAATTGAAAACAAAGCAATCATAAACAAATATGGTCCATCACTTCTTGCTGCTGGTCAAGACCCTGACGCACCAGATTCATATAAACAATTTTTGAATTATATTATCAAAGAGATGCAATGAGTGCATTTATTTCTGGTAGTATTTTTGACAATGTAGATAAATTTGCAAATTCTTTAGGTTATCAAAATCTAGGAATAATAGTTAAACTATCATTAATCCCTTGGGACTCAGTAGATGATAGAGATGCTTTTATAGAAGCAATCACGCAAGAACAACCTCAAGGTAGCACCCCTAAACGTAAAAGAATTTAAGGAGATATAATGTCATTATGGAGTAGTTTCCTAGACAATATCGCCAAACCTGTTGGTGGTGCAATTGCCAAGATTCCTGAAACTTTTATAGGTACATTTACTGGTAACCTAGCCTCACCTTCTCAGGCTATTTCAAACATTGCCATTTCCGCTGGTGTTGATATTGGAACTAGTAGACAATTAAGTGCTCTGGGTTTAGAAAAAGAAGCGCAAGCGATTGTTAAAGAAAATTTAAAGTATTCAGTAAAGAACCAGGCAACCAGCAATGACTTAGTATTACAGGCTGGAGTAAAACTTCACGACGAAGTTATATCTCCATATATTACCCGACCAATTGCTTCCGCAGCATTACTCACGGACCTTGATTCACCTTTGTATTCAGATGAATTTACTAAAGGATTTCAATTATCAGATATTACAGAGGCTTATAACCGCTCTGAAGAAGTTAGCCTTGGACAAGCATTAACTAAATCAGACCTAAATCCAATCAAAGAAATTACCAATCTTGTATTTGATAAGGGCGGAATTAATTTAGACGAAATTAATTTGTGGAATGATGATGATATTCAAAGAGCATTTGTTGATAATACAGTTGGTAAATATTTTACTGGAACAGTAGATTTTGCAGTATCCAATTTAGCGATTAGCGGTGCATTTGGCCTCGCTGCTAAAAGTGGCTACTTGGGCGCTCGCAAGGCTGGTTTAACAACCAAGGCGAATAACTTTAGTAAGATTGAAAAAGACATTGACGATGGCATTCTATATAGCCAAAGTAGCGCAGCATCTGGTCGTCAAACCACAATTGGAAATGATATTAATAAGTTAGCAAGTACTTCAGATATAGAAGAAGTATCCACAATACTTAACAAATATACAAATAACATTAATCTTTATGGTCCCATCCAAAGAGCAACAGACCCAAATACAGTTAAAGATTTAATTCTTGCCGACAAGGGATACCTGCCAGCATTAGATAGATTATCTAAAAATGTTCCTGCAGACCTTTATGAAATTGCAGATATGAACTCTGTATTTCGTGCAAGAAGAATTGAAGAAGGCAAGCCATTAGAGTTTTCAGATGAGGCTTGGACTCGCTTAAATGCAGCATTTGATGATGCAATCGCCAAAGTGCCTGAATATCAATTTATTAAAGATGCCTTGCTTGACTCCAAAACTGGTACTCCAACTATGTTTGGAAGAGACTATGTACCAATGGAGCCAATTGTTGGTAGAGGCACATTTATTAAAACTCGTGAGAAATTCCAAGATTTAAAAACCGCCTCCATAACTAGAGATTTTACCAAAATGGGCGGAATTGAAGAAAGAATTCTTGGTCGTTCTTTAAATGGTCCTATTACAAAAATTGTTAGATTTGTTGGCACCGAAAAACCTCTGGGATTTGTTACCTATTCGGGCGCTCGTCCACTTGATGGATTAAAAGAAATTGATGCTTGGTTTGATGATATTGATTTATTCCGCAATGGTTCAAATTTAATAAAAATTACACCTAGGGATTCAATAAGTGCTGGTGAGTATAGGACTCAAATCAAATCCGAGTTTGTTAATGCAAAAACAAATATAGAGCGTAATAATATCCTTGATAAATTAGACGACCAAATGGGTTTAATCATTGGTTACACAAAAGGCTTTTCTGACGCTGGTGCAATAAAATCTTTTACTACAGAAATAAAAAATCAAATATTTGGTGCAACCAATTCTATAGCCCAAAAAGGTTACGGAATGGATGCACAAAGCGAACGCATTCTTGTTAACCCACAAACTCAACGTCAATTAATTGAAAGTCGACGTATGGTTCCTTGGGGCATAATTGAGAGAGAACTTAATACCGCTATACAAAAAAGCAAATCTAAAAAAGCATTAGACCAAACTAACGATGCAATTAAGTTTTTTTATGAAACATTTAATAAATATTGGACTATAGGCGCACTTGGTCGCTTAACCTATATTCCAAAAAACTCTTTATTTGAACCATCACTTAGTTCTATGATGGCATTTGGAAACAAGGCTGTTATAGATGGCGTTCCCACTATGAGCAAAAACTTCTTGTTTAACAACAAACAAAGAGTCTTAGGTACAGCAAATAAGGTTTTAAATAAAAAAGAATTCAAAGCGGTTGATAAGGCAGTTAATGATTTAACAAATCAATTAAATGAAGCAGTAAACTTACTTGACAATTTAACTGCCCACGCAGCATTATATTTAGAACCAGAAAAATATGCGGTTAAATTATCTCCTAAAACTCTTAAAGATAATCGACCTTTAATTTTGGCTGACTTAAAGGCTGCATCTAAATTAGTTGATGATATTGAGTTTGAACTGCGTGATGCAGTTAGGCCATTTGCTAAAATGTCCAAGGTTCCCACTATTGCCTCTTTAGAACGTAGGGTGCAATTTTTAGAATCTTTACCTGAAGGAACTGCCAAGTATGGCGCCCAAATTGCTAATGCTAAATCTGCTATTACTAAGGCTAAAGGTTCTATACATACTCTTACTCCAGACTCTAAAGAAATTTTGGCTGCTAATAAGGAAATTGCTAGGCAATATAAAGAGATTGATGATATTTACGGCTCACTTGGCGAGGCACGTACAGCCCAGGCTGATGTATATTTAAAAGATGCTGCCTATAAAGAGCGTCGTTATGGAAAACCGAAACAATATAGAATGATTGCTGGACAATGGATTCCATTTGATTCATTATTTAGTAAAAATCAATTTGGTTCTTCTTTTACTCCAGAATTTTCTAACTCAAGAACAATGTCCGCAGGTTATCTTGGCGAGGTTGGGCTTGGCGTTCATTCCAATTTAATTTTAAGGCGTGGACCGTCTACCGTTACTTTTGTAAATGACCCACTATACTTTGAAGAATTAGCATACTTTGTTAATCGTGGACTTCGTGGAGATAAATTAATAGATAAAATATTTGCTAGGGCTACCGAAAAAGAATTAATTGACTGGGGGCTTACCTCTGAGGGCAAGACTTATTTCCAGCAATTTGGAGAAGTTAATCCATCTTTTATAGTAGAAACAGTACGTGATAGAGTTGGCTTAGTGAATAGGTATTTACCTAATATTGAAGCACAAGCACTTGCTTTATCTAAAGAGGTTAACTCTGCTGAATTGGCTAAAATTTTAGGTAACGAACTAAATAGACTTAGCCCAATTCATCCTTTAGAATTTAATGTTCATACAGCATCTGAATTTGGATACAGTAACTTAAATAAAATTGAAGGAGCAATTAGTCGTGGGGCTTCAAAAGTATTTAGTTATTTAACTAGACCAGAAAATCCAATTCGTTTTGCTACCGCTGATATGTTCTTTGCGGATGCTTTGGCCAAGCGGGCTAATCAATTAGCAGAGCAGGGTATGTCTTTTGTAAAAAAAGATGGAACCACAGACTTTGACAGAATAAATTCTTTACGTGCAGCGGCAACTCGTGATGCCCTGGAAGCCAACGAAAAAACATTTTATACAATTCGCAGACAAAATAGAGCACTGTATGCTGCTCGTATAGCAACTGCTTTTCCTACTGCTTCTCTTAATGCTTTTTATCGTTATGGACGATTTGCATTAAAGAATCCAGAACGTGTAGGTCAATTCCTATATAACTATCAAGCAGCATTTAGGTCATTTGGTGTAGACCAGTACGGCAATCCTACTGATGACCCAATGAAGGCTACACACTTAGTAGTACCAGGAACCAAGGAAATGGGATTCTTTGGCGATAAGGGCATTAGATTAAATGCTCGTTCTATTGGATTCTTACTTAACTATCCATCTCCATCTATATTTTCTAATATAGCGGTATCAGAAATCTATAAGCGTAAACCAGATATGGAAGACTTAATGAAGTCCTGGTTGGGCTCTAATTATGATGTTTTATTTCCATATGGCCCACAAACCGATTGGACATCTTCATTTATTCCACGTTGGGCAAAAGATGCTTGGTTTTATTTAAACGGACCTGAAGGTAATCAAGATTTCTTGAACTCTTGGAAAGATGTTCATAATTATTACAAAACATTAGATGAATTAAAGATTATGAAATATCCTGGCGCTGAAACTGTCTATCGTGATACTAGAAAAAACTTTGCAGTTAGAGCAGGTTGGTCATTTGCATCATTTTTCGGCGCACCTGCCAAAGTTGATACCAACCCAATGGCTATATACGAAGATGCTTATGACTTATTAGTTAACAAATATAGAATGATTGCTAACAATGAGAGTACCGCCCGTGAACTTGCTGGCACTGAATTTACGGCTAAGATGGGCGCAAACTTTCCATTAGATAGAGTTACGTTTAAGGGTTCAAGTGCTAGGTCTTATATTCAACCCAACTATGAATCCTATAAGCGCATATTTGAGGACTCAACTGGCTTAGCCGAAAAACTTGCCAGTCAAAACCCAGAACTAGTTGGCCTGCTTGGCCTTGATGTAGATATGAATAAAGAAGAATTTAATCTATCTGTATATAGAATATTAAATGACCCAGAGACAAAACTTCCAGATGGTAGTTTATTAAATAACTTGAAGTTAAATCCTAAGCAAGAGGAACAAAAAAGACAAGTAAACCGTGCTTGGGGTTTATATAATGAGGTTACAGATAAACTTAAAGAAGTTGCTGCTAACCGCAAAGAGAATAAATCTTTACGTTCCTATCCAGATTTGCTGGAGGCTAGAAGAACTTACGCAAGAGAATACATTAGAAGTCAAAGCGAAGACTGGTGGACAGAGTATAATGATGCGGTACGTGGAGACAAATCTTTCCGCTATGCTTATGGCTTAAATGAAATTGTAAACAATGAAGCCTGGATGGAAAAATACGGAAAGACAAAAGTATGGGAAGATATGTCTACTTTTATGGAGATAAGAAATACTGTTGTATCTGCTTATCAGGGATTGCCATATGGTAGTCCAAATAAGTCTATATTAAAAAATAATTATATAGAGTATATTGATAATATTTCAAAAACTTGGCACCCAAAAGTGCAACTTTTAATTAATCGTTACTTTGAAGAGGATACTATGAAAGATGCCACCAAGAAAGACGGAAGCCAATGACCCCAGAACAAGAGGCAGCGTTAAATGCTTTAATTGCACAATTAAAACAAGGTGACACTGGAAAAAGTATATCTAGGGAAGCCATTAAACTTACCCCTACGGCAGCCAAACAATTGCTTCAAAGCATTGCTGAAGATGTTCAGTTTACTGGTCAATTTAGTAAAGAAGATATAGCGGCATTTGTTGCGGCCTATAACAAAAAGGCTAACGAACAATTAGACACCGTTGTCCGTGAGGCTAAAGACACTACTCCGTCTGGCAAAACTGAAGATATTGCTGCAACCGTTAAAAATATTGTTACCACTAAGTATCCATCTTTTTTTGACCCAAAGTCTTTTACTAGAGATTTTATCTGGTCAAAGGTAAACTTTAAAGATGAGGCTACTCTTGGAGCCAAAGCCTTAAATGCGCTTACTGAGGCTCGTAATGTTGCTAGAGGATTTAACCTAAGTACTGTATCTGAGGTAGAAATTCAAGAGGCTGCTAAGCAAATTGCTAGTGGCAAGATTAGCGCAAACGATTATAAGACTCAATTAGCAGCCAAGGCTGCTGCTGAATATCCACAATATGCAGAACGTCTCAAGACGACACCTGGGGCAACTGTAAGAGATTTAGTTAATCCAGTATTAAGAGCAATTGCAGATGCCTGGGAAGTTGATATTGATACTCTTAATTTAAATGACCCATTTATTGATAAGTTGATTAGACCAGATGGCGTCATTGGCAAAGTGCCACCAGTATCTGTAGGTGATGCAACCCGTGCTGCACTTAAGCACCCAAATAGAGACAAGACTAGAGCAGAAATTAACAATGCTATAGACGCAGCAAACGAACTTGGTAGAGCACTTGGATTTGGAGTATAATGGCCAGGAAACAAACAGAGGCAGACAAGTTAGCGAAAGATTTAGAGCGTCAACTTGCAGCACTAAACGCACAACCAAGTCCAGTTGATGTTGTAAGAAACATTACTAATCAGCCTGCTACTACAACTAGAGCCACAACCTATGAAGAGGCAAGAGCAAACGTATCTCAAATTAAAGACCCTAAAATTAGGGCACAATTTGAAAAGGTTTTTGCTGGCGTAGATGTTCAAACAGAAAAATTACAAACTCAGGCTGGGGCATTGGGATATACGGTTAACCCAAACACTGGTGCACTTCAACCAGTATCAACAGTAACTCAACCTAACGCACAAGTAACTCCAATAGTTAGCACTCCTACTCCGACTGCTACTGGTCCAGTACTTGCTAGAGACTTTTTTATTAATACTCTGTCATTGCTTATGGGTAAAGAAGAGGCGTCAAAGCCTTATGTATCTGAACTATATAGATTAGTTTCTGGATTCTACAAAGATGGTGCAACCATACAGGATGCAATTAATCTTTCACTGTATCAAGCACAACAGGAAAAATCTATACCAGAGTTTACAAATCGATTCAGTGGTATATTTAAACTACAAGAACGTCGTGCAAAAGGTGAAGCAATTGATGTACCAACTATTGCAGAGTATATAAAGTCCCAACAAAGACTAGGTGACATTCTTCGTCGCTCAGCATTGGGTGACTTAGCAAATGAAACATTTTTAAACACAGTTATGGCTACTGGTAAATCAGTAGATGAAAGCGTTGAAATTATTACTGATGTATTTGATTTAATTGATAATGCGCCAGCCCCAGTTAAACAACAGATAGCAAAGACATTGCCAACAGCAACTAGGGCGCAACTTGCTCAAGCATTATTAACTGGCCCAGAGGGTGTAAAGCAATTAGAGCGTACGGTCAAGAAGGCTGGAGTAATTGCTGCGGGTGGTATGCAGGGAATTGAAGTAAGCGAAGCACTAGCATCTGACTTGGTTTCTAAGGGTCAGACATTCCAAACTGCAGGTCCACAATTCGGAAGAGTAGCGCAAATATTACCAGAGGCCCAAAGGTTAACATCATTTGAAACTGGCATAACCCCAACACAGGCTTACACAACAGAGCAAGCAGTGTCAGCAACATTTGACCAGAATGCTATTGAACTTCAAAGACTTGCAGATTTAGCAGAACGTGAAGGAGCAAGATTTTCCAGACGTCCTGGAACAGCAGGCAGCAGGTCATTTGCTTCTCAAACCAGAGGTATGGTTTAAACAAATAGAATCCTATGTGAATCAATCGGCCTCACATAGCGTACTAGACCGATAGCAAGAGCCAGCCTGGTTCCCCGACCAGAATCTGAGGCTTGCGACTACAACGAATAGAAGGGTGGGTTGCTATGAGCAACAACTACTGGGATGAAGACGAAGACGACCTAGATACCGACAACAATGTGCAACTGGATGGAAGTGACTTACTTAAAAAGTTACGAAAAGCCAAGCGCAATGATGAAAAGCGTATCAAAGAACTCACTGAGCAACTTGAGGGATTATCCAAGGTGCAGCGTGAGCGTACAGTCAAAGAAGTCCTAGAAAAGAAGGGTGTCAACCTTAAAGCAGCAAGATTAGTTCTTAAGGATTTAGAAGAGGTTAACGAAGAGACAGTGAATAACTGGCTTGATGATAACGCTGATTTATTCGGAATTACAGTTGCTAAAGAGGAGCCAAAAGTAAGTGAAGTAGATAGAGCCGCCTTAAGGCAGCAAGATGTACTCACCCAAAATGCTATGACCCCAGACCGAGCAGAAGATTTAAATCTTCGCATTGATAACGCAGATTCAATGGATGCGTTATTGGATGTACTTCGCTCACAATAATTCCGTTCATAGTCACTTGGAGGTGACGATATGGCTAACGCCTACGTATCAACAGGTTCGTCCTCATTAGGAGGAACCGCTGGTTCTGCTGGTTTAGTAC